CTAAGATGCTCCCTGAGAGTTTTGTACTTCTCGTTCACTTCATTGAGTTTCTCAGGTCGTTTAGCTCTATAAAATAAAAAGACTACAGCTGTGAGCAACAATATGAAAGGTATGCTCATCTTTTATATACAAAGATAAATTTACTATACAACTCTGATATAGGATTTCCTTGCAGAGGTTCCCAAGAGAGTAATCTAAATCCAAGCTCTTCCAAATGTGTTATAAGTAAGTCCTTATACGCGACCGGTTCTGCTTTTGGACCATCCGCGTAAAATGGTGTATCAGTCAGATTCACAAACAACTTCTCCCCAAATCCCCCGTTCCCATGATCCTTGAGTTTGAAAAAATTACCATCAGCATCCATAAATGGTGTTTTAAATATAATATTTTCAGAGTCTGGGATGATACCTATTAGTTTTCCATCCGGTTTTATCCTTTTTTTGATTTCACGCAACGAACTAAAGAATAAGTCCCTCGTCGCAAAAATATAATGTAATGAAAAATTGAAGCACACAACGTCATGTTTCCTATTTGGACAATTGTGAATATCACCCTCGTAAAAGTTTACCCTCATATGCATATTTTTCGCTCGGGACCTAGCCTCTACGAGAGCGGTCGGTTCCGGGTCACACATGTTTATATTTGCTCCACATTTGTGCCACTTTTGAAGATCTCCACCAAAACCACAGCCGACGTCCAATATACTGTTACCATGTTGTGTGACAGACTCTATCAATGAACGTTTAGCTTCGTTGTGATTCTTACGAATCTCTTCCATGTATATACTTCGACTAAAAACTTTAAGGTAAAATCATGTGCACATCTTCATTTCTCACGTCTTGACTTAAGTGCCAATTGAAAAGATAATAATACACGTGGCCAGAACCCTCCAAGAACTTATTTGCTTTCAGAATTTCAGGTTCTATTCCCACATCCAACGTGTTGAAAACATCATAGCCAAGGTTCTTTGCAATTATGAATGCGTCGTTGTACACATCTTCGGTTATACAAAATCTATAGGCCTGATTCACGATGTGTGAACCATTCGATTTGTGATAAGGAATTTCATAGAAAGAGATTATTTTATCATTCTCCTCATTAATGTAAGTATTGATGGGTAAAAGCCATTTTTCCACATACACATCATCAATTGCAGCCGCGAGCTTAAATTGTGAGTTATACTTTTTAAGTATTTCCGCGACTATCCTAACATCTTTTATAGTCATTCTCCTCCAAGTAAATTTTGAAGGACCACGAACACGATGGAATTTTTCGTTCATTCGATTTGTTTTATGAAACCCCGACATGTGTAGATGTTCCACGTTTAATAGTCTGTGCCAATATTTCGATTTAATGACAGGGTTGAACATACTTCTCACGGCTGTTCCAACTCCATGCCACATATTTTTCAAGTTTGCTCTTCGTCTACTTTCCAAAATCAAAAGTGGCACCAATTTCGCCTCTCTAAAATCTGAGTGAATACATAAATAGTTCATCTGTATTGCATCTACAACTTCACTTTCAAATCTCACCCTCATCGGAACACCTGAAATATGACCAACTATTGTCCGATCACTCCTTCTGATCACCAGTGTTTCATATCCAGGTAACTGTGTGCTCCATTTTAAAACATCCCTAGTGTATCTGAAGTGGAAGTTCTCTCCTTCATGGATATACTGCTCTCTCAAAAACTCGTGAGACTCGTCGAGTGTGCATACAGACCAGTGAAATCCATCAGGTAATGGAACGGGTTCGTGTGATACAATCCTCGAAGAATCAATTTCCCCGTTCTCCACACCTTCTCTAGCCACTGGTTGATCGTCCCAAAATCTCCGCATATTTATATGTAGATTTATTTTTTTAAGCTAACTTAAAGTTTTGAAGTATGTATACAGTATAATGTCTCTCACCCAAGACTATACAACTGTTCCCGGACAACTGTACGCGTGTCTCTCAGTCATTGGACCTGAAGCTCCCCAAAAGAATGACAAATTTGGAATTAAAATTAGGGGTGCGTTTGCCAACCGCGACGAGGCGGCTCATCACGCCAAGCGTCTTCAGAAGGAGGATCCCACATTTGACATCTACGTGGTGGACATGTATAAGTGGTTACTCATTCCCCCTGACCCAAGTGCTATCGAAGATGTTCATTACACTAATGAAAAACTCGAGGAAATCATGGTTGGATACAAGGAGAATCAGTCCCAAGCGGCTCGCATGTTCCAAGAGAGGAAGGATGGGATGACATCTGGAACTAACAATTTCACAGCCGGTGATGATAACTCGAAGTTTTACACCAAACCAGATGAAGCCCCTCTTTCTCACCCCGCTGAGATTCTGGAACGACTTCAGAAGGAAAAGCCAGACACACCGATGGAAGAACTCGTCAAGGAAGCAGACAGTATTGTAGCCATTGAGCTTGAGGAACGTCGTAAACAACGTGAACAAGATAACAAATTAGAGGAAGTTGTAGAGGAGGGGGAACAATAAATAATATATACATATAATAAACAATGTTAGAGATTTTCATGACCATACTACTGGTCGGAGCATTCTTTATTTTGTTTTTTAAAACACCATACGCTTTAAAAAACGAAAAGGAACCGAAAGTATCTTCAACAGTGGGATTTGTTGAGGATACTGGACTTGAATCATATGGTGACGTGATGAAACCAGGATATACTGGTACGTTTGTGCCGTTCTCGAATATACCGGATGATAACTGGTTGAGTGGATACCCCCACCTGAAAGATACAGAAGATGATGCCAACGTACCAAGACGTTTGATCGCACGAGAGCTTGCAATGGGAGAGCTGAGAGAAAGTTTAAGTGTATCTTAGAATTACAGGTTGCATGGTTTTTCCCATGAAAAAACCTAAAAGAAATACGGCAAAGGCGATGATCCAAGTAGACTTTTCTATATTTTTAAAGGGGTCTGTTGATTCCCCTTGGCGGGGGGGTTGATACCCATAATTCACTTCCGGAGGTTGAAAATAATACGGTTGCTCATTGGGCATTTCTTGACTATGTTTTTCATTCTCTTCCTGAACCAGGGGGTCGATGGCGGGATTGTATTCGATAGGATTACCTATATCACTTTCCATTACTAATATACTTTCTCTTTTTTTTAAGCGTCTTCTGACTCACTTTCCTCTTCGTCATCTACCACAAAATCCTGTAGGTTACCGTTCTCGTCAGCGTCATCGTCGTCGTCGTCTTCGTATTCACTGTCATCTGAGAGACATTCTTCATCAGTTCCTATATCCGAGCCGATATCAGTGTTATAGTCATCAGTACAATAATCGTCGTCGAGAACAGTCTCGGTTGGGGTAAATATAACAGGCTTTTTAACCGCTCTACCAGATCGTGTCACCATTTACATTATAGTGCCGATTATTGTTTAAGTAGTTTTATAATATTTGGCGTCAGTTTGTGGGTCCTGGATGCACATTTCTTACAAGTAGGACACAATTGCTTAATTTCATTCTTTTTTATGGTGTATGTCATTAGTTTGTCGTGACACGATGCACTCGTTTCGCAAAACCTCGAAGTAGTTGTAAGTAATAAGCCACCCTTCTGACGCTTGATGTCTATAATTTTCGTGTTGTCATCAACCTTCATCCACTTGTTCAAGAAAAATTCGATTTGGGTCCTGACATTTGGTAAGGGTTTATCGACAAATTGTGTAATTTCCTTGCACTTCTTGATCTCCTCCTTGTCGGGGTATAGAATGCTGACAATGTGACTCGGGAGTTCGTGTCTCCGCCCACAGAAATCTTTACAGAAACCGTCAGTGCGCCCCTCGATTGTGGGACACGTACAGAAACACTTCTGTAAGATCTGTTTTCCACTGATTAAGAACCAAACATGATTGGAATTGTGTTTTCTCTGTGTATTTTCACAATACTTGGATGTGCTAGAAACCAAGAAAGTATTTTTAGACTTGTAGATCTTTGTTATATAGGCTTCCCCCTGACCGTTCAGATTTTTACGAATAAAGGTTTCGAGTGAATTTCTGAGAGTGCTGTCACACATTTCATCTTTCATCTGTTCGTGTGAAAATGAACCCTCTTTTCGTTTTGTTGACAAGTCGATTGAAATAGTTACAGGTTTTTCTGTCCTAACCGCGGTTGATTTTAACAGGTTTGGGTCTGGTTCTGGGTTAATTCTCATCAGGGATGATAATGGCCAAGTATATTTGAAGAGTGGTAAATATATACCTTCTACTACACCCTTGTTCATTTTGTGGGACCACGGCATACGAAATCCACTTCCTTTCGTTTTCCTATCAGGGTTTCCATACACCGATGAGTCTATGATTGTATCCCACGTGGTGTTTCTATCATAACTGAATAAATCTGAAAGTATATACTCTCTCAAATACACGGCAATATCTTGATTCACCACAAAACCTGGCCAGTTTAGGTGGACACCAGTTTTAATTTTGTTACCAGAATTTTTGGGTTTCGCGACAGAAATGATACATTCCTTCCCCTCAAATTTCTTGACACATTTACATATTACTTCGCAAATATCTCCGATCGCGTCGATTCCCAAACTCTCCTCAGCCTTGTAATCTATGTCGACGAAGAAATTGTAGGTAGGTGTCTTCTGTTCCACGACGAATATTTTTTCGTCAGCTTTGACAGCCTCTATATACTTTTCATAGAATTCGTTCAATCTATCAAATGGCACAGACAAACAACCGCCGTCTAGGAGCACATGTGATGGATTGGGGACCTTTTTCAAAAAGCCGTTTTGATTGCACCAGCTTTTGAACATATATACTTAACTCTCCTCATCTCTAAACCATCTCATGAAGGAGACGTCTTGAAATTCTTTTGTTTTTGACAATTCCTTCTTAAAGGTCAACAGTTCGTAAACAGTCATATTTTCATTTTCCTTGATCCACCCTTGGATTTCTATATCACACAGTCCCCTGTTCTTTTCCAGGAGTTCTGATATTTGTCTTAAAATAAAAGCCTTGGACTTCATTATTTAATAGAGAACTTTTTTCTATTGTGAGATTGAACACAGGCATAAAATTGTGGATTTTTTATGACATTGTCTATTATTAACTTCCAACGCTTACGTGAGTTAAACTCCTCTAAAGTGTCATAACTCATATAATCGTTTTCATCGTGTGTTTTTCTTATGGGCTGATTGTTGATCTTCCTTAGATTCATCTTTGCCTTTTCTTCGTAAAACTTCTTAATTTGATTATTCTGTTCTGTGCGAGTATAGTTTACAAAAAATATAAAAACATTATATTCGAGGTCAACTGTTGCACTTTCTTTGTGTATAAACTTAAATTCGGTATACTCGACGTTTTTTAAAGAAATAACACCACGTGTCTCTTCCTCTAATTCACGTAAGGCACAACGAATAGGATTTGTAATTTCTCTACGTCTACACCCACCTGTAACAAAAATCCAATCCTTAAATCTCCAATCCCTCACGGTGAGGAATCTTGGTTGATCACCGTGAAAAGTTACTGGTATCGCAATGGCCTTATACTTTTTCATTGCGCATTCGCAAGTTATAATAAGGTGATATGTTTATTCCTCCGATTTTTCCTCCACCACTTCTTCCTCAATTACGTCTGGTTTTGGGGTGTCAACAACACTACGCTTGGGCTGAGAAAGACGGCGGACCATTTGGGCTGAAAAATCTTTCAGTTCGTCGACATCTTGCTTAGCCTTGTTCAACTCCTTAAAAAGGAATATCACACCTGCGATACAAGCAATTATGGCGATTATAGTCATGGTTTCACGATCAATAGGAATCATTATACTGTATGTACGAATTTAGTTTTTAAGTTATTACGCCCATCGAAGTTGTGCCCTCCTTGGGGCACTGATATGGGCTAGTCGCGAATTGAACGGCTTGGTAATGCGTAGGTTGACAGGATTTCTCAGTCGACTGTGTGGGCTGACCAACAAAAGTTTCGAGTGTCCTGGACTTTGGGTCATACGTCAATACAAAAACGATGGATACGAGGAAGATGATCTTCCAAAACATTGTTACTTACTCTGTAGTTAGAAATTAGTTCGAATACAACAATCCGGCCATCCCGTTCTCAATACGGAGAACGTTGTAGTTTACGGCGTAGATGTCGTCGTTGAAAAGTTGGGTGGTCGATTGGATTCTCGCAGAATCGAGACGTGAGAAGTTTAGGGTGCCGGTGGGTTGAAGTTTAGCAGCGTCCAAGCAGAAAGGGACGAAGAGCAGCTTATCACCCCTGACACTGGAGTTGGTAGTGTGGTAATAGAGGGGAACCGATGTGAAGTTGGGATCGGCGAATTTGTAATCGGCGATATCAGTCCCGTTGATTTGAAGTTTAAGCTTGTTAGTCTTGTGGAGGATAGTCATGGCACCAACATTACCCGCCGCCAAATATTTGATGGGGTGGTTGAAGTTGAGCTCCTGGACCTTAGCCTTGGAACCGATCGACTTCTGAACCTGCGTAATGAGCATGTTTTGGGAACCGGTGGAGAATGCCTCACGCTCATCCGAATCGAGATAGGCATAGTTGGCGTAAACGTTCCACGAATGGGAAGCAGCCGAGGTGCCCCAAGTGATACGCAACTCTACATCGTGATACTGGAGGGCCACTAGGGGGAGGGCAGATTGCCAGTTCTCACAGAAGGAGAAGCGAAGGGGGTAGAACTTGGCAGTCGCACCTCCATCATACAGGGCACTCGCAACAGACTTGGATTGCGTAGCGGCTGAGAGGGTGGGGGCGATGAGAGTGGAATACGTGGAATCTTGGGTGTCGACAACCTGACCACCGATGAGAAGTTCAACCTTGGAAATCAAAGCAGTCCAATCAGGGATGTTCTCCGTGTCGGGACCGGTAGAATCATGGGGCGCCAAGTAAATATAGTTGAGGAGATCACCCTTGCGCTCGAAACGAACGGAGGACATACCACCGTTGTTCACGTTACCTTGGATGACCTGACGTTCAACAGTTTGGGAAAAATTCGTGTGACGTTTGTACGTGGACCTGAAGAAAGAGACCTCGGGCTGGCCAACGAGGTGAGCATCCTGGGCACCGACAGCTACTAGTTGGGCAATACCACCAGACATTTATATTATAGTGAGACTTTATTTTTAAGCACTCTCCAAAGCTTGTATTCTTTTGGACAGGTTGAATACAACATTCTGAAGTAGGACCACTTTAGATTTTTCACTCTGAAGATCAGTTTCTACTGTAGATACAGAAGTCTCCCCGATGGGCATCATAGGTTTTTCGGGCCACACCGGGTTCGTGGGATCTTCTGTGGTGGATGGAAGTTCCCGGAGGGCTCGGCGGTATGCGAACCACACACCCCTCTTGTCATCAGGTATTTGGTAATCCGTGGAGAACACCCAATCCACCTCGGCGAGCCGCGTGTTGCGTTCTTGGCGGAGGTTTTTCCATAATTGTTCCATTGGAAGGTCTTGGAATGCAAATTCTGCCATCTATGTTAAACTGATATTTTTAATGTAACAATTTCCCAAACAGATG